GAGTTGGAAATAATTTATATACTGCCATTTTTTATAATGTTACTATTCTTCCTAAGATATCATCTGTGGGGTATTTAACCTCAAATATACTAGGATCTAATGATGGGTATACTACTCCATTTTGAGTAGCACCATTAATATCATAAGCATATTCAGAATATCCGGTATTGGTTCCTGTTTTATTTACAATCAAAATATTTTTAACACTTTGTGTACCTGGTATATTATCAATTATACTATATAATTCTCTCATAATAATTGGTTGGTTAATTTGCCAATTATTTATATCAAAATAATTAATTAATCTAGAAATACAAGCATTTAATACTTCATTATTATTAAAGTTTGGTTCAATAATAACTTCAAATTCAACACCTATATTAACTACAAAACCATCTTTAATAGAAATAGTATCTCCTATCATTCTATATTGATTTAAATAACCTTTTAAATTATTTTTTAGAGTTGTAGAAGTAGTAGTTAAATTATTATTAGTATTTTGTGTTAAAATATATAAATCTAAATCTGCACCCGTATCATTTACTAGGGGTTTTTGTATAAATGCTTTACTTACTCCACCGTATTTAGATGGCATACTTAAAGCTCTAATTAAATAATCATCAGCTGTAACATTTCTAAGCTGAGTGTTATAGTTAGATAATGAATTTTGTCTTATTTCTAATAGTGTATCACCATTTTGTCCTCCCGTAGCTGCATCTGGGTTGTTAGTAGCAAAAGAATCAAAAATATATTGAGCAGTAGTTGCATTTAAACTACTTGCTAAAAATTTAACCCCACTTGTAAGTGGGACTACTAATGAATTAGCAGGTACATTTGATGTAACACCACCACCAGTTAAATATCTTACTGTTAATGTTGTATTAGTGGGAGCAACACCATAAGTATTTGTAAATATAAAATTAGTTGGGCTATAAGCTGTTGTTAACTTATCTCTTTCAAATGGTAATCCTAAACCTACATTTTTTGGATTTGGAGTAACTTCTTCATCAGTATCTGATGGATTACCTGAACCAAATTGTATTTGTAATTGAGAATCTGATTTAAATCTTGTTGCAAATCTACGTTGAACCTGTTTAGTTTGTAATAAATAAGGAGCATCATCACTGTCTTGGTAGTTATTAGGATCATTAGTATTACTATTTTTTAATGCAGTATAGACTAATTCTTGTCCTAAATGATCTACTTCAAAGTATTCATTTCCATTTGTATCAAATATATCTATTATGTGGGATATACTACCATTATTAATATCTACTGTTGGGAATTCTTGAAAATCTCCAAAAGTAAAAGTTGTAGTTTGAATAGTTCCAGAGGTTGCTTTTCTTGTTTTTTTAAGTAAATAATAAGTTGGATTACCTGATGATATTTGAGCTATACTAACCGTTGTAGGGTCTTGAGAGCTAGAAACTGTAAAATCTACAGGATCTTCTATAATATAATTACCACCTAATCTAGTTGATACTGTAGTATTTGCTCCTACAAATAAAGAATAATCATAATCAGGAACGATTTCAGTTGATGATAATGTTTTGGCAGGTAATAATTGGTAAAAATCTATATCTACTGTAGCTAAACCTGTTACTTTAGGTTTATAATTAAACATATAAGCTAATTCAAATATGTTATTATTTTGTCTAGCATATTGTAAGTAAGTTTCTTGTACTTGATTATCAAGGTAAAATGAAAGAACATCTCCTACATAGGATGCTTGTTCTATAAACATCATCCCAATAGAACTTGCATCAAAATCTGAGTAAGTATTAGGGAAATAAGTTTGTGAGAAATTAATAAGTTGGGATCTATAATCCGCAAAGTCCTTACTAATATAATTTATGTTTCTGTTAATTACCATTATTTATGCAAAATTTAATATTAAATTATCATTGATATTAGTATTTGGTACTGAGTAATCTATTTGTATTTTTACAGTACTAGAATCAATTTCTTCAGTTACCACTATATTATCTAATTGTATATCATCAAATTCTGCTGTTACTTTATCTTGTATATCTTCTTTTAGAAAATCTAGATTTTCTTTAGCGATTTGAGTAAATATAAATTCTCTTAAACCAGCACCAAAAAGTGGGTTTGCTATTCTTTCCCCAGGATTAGTTAGTAAAAAATTAATTAAATTGCTTTTTATAGCAGCTTTAGTAGTAAAATTTGGGTCAAAGACAGCATCTCCATTAAGAGGTAGATTTATACCTACAGCTCTTCTTGGATTTAAATCAACAGGAAATACTCTTCTTTCACCAAATGCCATTTAATTATCTTTTATTCATTAATCCCATAATTTGATCCATAGACACATTCCCTGCTGGTAATTGACCATTTGGACCCGCTGTATCAGCATTTGTTATTTGTAAAGGAATATCATTTGTTGTTGCGGATATGTTACCACCACCACCAGGTCTCATACTATCTAAAACACCCATCATATTTTCTCTTAACTTTACTTTATCAGTTTCAGGTAAACTAGTTTGTTGGGTTGTAGGTGGATTTATAGGTTGGGTTATTTGTTTAGGAGCACGAACTGCTTCTAGAAGAATATCTTTTAATTCATCTTGAATAGCTTCTTTTACTGCTTCTTTTACTATAGTTTTTAATTGACTAATTTTCATATGTAATGATTTATTATAAATATTAACTTAAACTGCTTTTAAATCGTTTTGTTGTATATAGAACACTAATTCATCTATTAATATTTGATCCACTGAGCTAAATGATGGTTCTCCTTTTAATAATGTTATCCCTCTAGTATCTTTTGCAACAGCAAATCTTCTTTTTAAATCACTCAAACCATTCCTTTCTGTTTCTACCGAAAGCTCAAAACCATTTATATTAGCTATTAAAGGTTCACCATCTTCTTCTTGTTCTTGTGTTAAATCAATTAATTCTTGAGATAAGGCTTCAAATTGAATATTATCATCTGTTGTACATTCTTGACATAAGTTATCAATAGCATTTAAAAGAGCAATTGCTGCTATTGACCCTGCAACTGCAAATAATAATGCTACTAATAATTCTCTATTTAATTCTTTATTTTGTTCTTCTAATTCTTTTAATAAAGTAATTATACCTGTAAATTTATTTTGGAAAGCTGTTGTTTGTGCAGAAATTAAACCACCAAAATCTTTAGCAGGAGGAATACCTATTGCTTGTGGGATTGGTAATCCTTCTATTGATATTCTACCTGATTTAAGTGCTGCTCCCAGTACTAAAGCAGCAGCTGCTATTCCAGTATTTACTGCTATACCTTTATATATATTATTTAATTGTCTGACTACTTTATTTCTTCTAGCTATTACATCTTTTAATCTAGAAGGAGTAGGGCAAGTTTTTTGTTTCTTTTGAATTAGAGCTGTTATACCAAATTCTATAAGTAATCCTAAAAGTACCGGAAATAAAGTACGTTTAATTATATTAGTTATTCTTAATACAGATTTTCTTCTTTGAATTAAAGCAGCTTCTATTACAGATAAACCTAATACCTTTGCTTTATTTAGCACCATATTAGATGCATTTTGATATTGTAGTTTAGCTCTTTCTACTTCAACATCTATTGATGTAATTTTAATTGTAGATAAATCACTTTTAACTGTTCTATCTCTATTTAAAATAGGTTGGTATTTAGGGACATAACCTGATTTAGTGTAAACTAAATATAAATTAAGTAGAGCTCGTTCATTTACAGGTAAAACAGGTACTCTTATACTAATATTAAAACTTCCATCTACGGGGCTTGTTGTAGCTTCAAAATTTATTTCTTGAAGTTCTTCTCTTTCTTCAAGTCTGGCTGCTTTTATTTGGTCACCCTCATTTCTTCTATATTCTCTTCTTTCACTAGGTGATAAAGCTTGAATTTCTTTTGCTGTTAAATTTTCAAGTTTTAAAGTATATAAACTTATATCCATAAACATCCTACCATCTATACGAAAAGGTGGTAATATTAATGTGTTAGGATATGGAAAATATTCTACACCTTCAGCTAAATCTAAAGGATTTATTTCTCTTACATCAGCATTTACTGTAGGTAAAACATTTTTTGATGAAAAAGTTGAATCATTGTATTCAGGATCTGGAGAATCAATACTTACTCTTTCATTTAATTCATCATTTAAAGGAGTAAAATTATCAGGCATTTGAAGGTAAGCAGCTGAGATTTTTACCCCACCAAATGCTCCATCAGCTTCACTTGTAGTAACATCTAATTTTTTAGATCTTTTTTCGGATTCGGATAGTGTTTGATCATCATCTATTCTTTTCCATTTGTAATTTAATTCTGCTTGTTCACCATACACTTTACCACTTACAAGATATGTTTTTAATGTTGGAGTATAATCTCGTTGTTGTTTACGAATTAAAGCTCTTATTTCAGCTTTAGCATTTTCAATTGCATCACGAGCATCATCTTTTCTATCTCTCCACCTTTCTCTTCTTCTTTGTCTTCTGGCAGCTCTTTCTTCTCTAGATAAACCTTCACCAAAAAAGTTTAAATTTAATTCGGGAAATTGTCCTGATAAATTTGGTAAATCTATATCTAAACTAGCAAAATCAATAGCATCAGTATACCCAGTAGCAAATTGAACAAATTGTTCTTTACCATAGTTTACTATTTCTTCTTCAGTAAGATCATTAATTTCAATCCCCTGATTATTAGCATATTGTACTCCTATTTTTCTTAATTCTTCAGGTGGAATATTATTAGTATTACTTACAATATCAGCTTGAGATTTTATTACATTAGCTTGTGCTATACCTTGTTTGGCAGCAGTTACAAAACCTAAACTCATTAGTTCAGATTCAGTTAATTCTGCTCTAGTTGCTATAGATTGAATTTGTTTATTTATAGCTTCTGTTGGGATTTCTTCTCCAAAGAGTTTTTTACCTTTAGCACTCTTTAAAAATTCACCTGCTAATTGTAATATTACTGCTTCACTTGCCATTTTTATATAGTTTGAACATTTTTGGACAACATAATTCCTAATTGTCCCTTAAACCCTTCAATTATTAATTTTAAATTATCAGCCATTGGAGCACTAACAGATAAATTAGGTTCTTCTATTATAGCTTCAGCTAAAAAATTCATAGCATCTAATAACGCTCCAAATTGTGTCATAAATGTATCTCCTAGTATTAAAGCTTCAGTTGCATTTACTCCTCCTAATTTTATATTATTACCTCTAATGTTTACATTACCTTTTCTTGAAAATAAACCTATATCTTCTACAGCAGATATTCCAATATGAACATGAGAATTTAATAAAATACTATCCAAATTAGTATTAAATACTAAACGCCCTGAATTTAATATAATTTGTGGTCTATTATAGGTACCTAATGTTTCAGGTTGTATCCCTGTAATAGCAGGATATGATCTAAATTCAGATATTAATGGTATTTTTTGATTGGAAGTTAAATATAATGAAGATAAATCTTTATTTATATTTTCAATAACAGGTATCCAACCTTCATCTGAGCTATCTGGTGATTGTCCATTTCTTAAGATTGTAATTGGGTTGCCATTAGTACCAAATTCTGACCAGTTATTTTTATATAAAATATTTTTAGTTTTTGAAGTACTTCCTAAACGTATAGAATTGCCAAATCTTCCTTCAAAAGTAGTATCACCTGTAAAAGGTAATAGGGGATGTATATTTAATTCTTCTATAAAAGTACCCCCATTAGTACCTGGTTCTGCTACAGGGGAGTTTAATTCTATTTCTGTTGATTCATCTGTGATTCTTCTTACAGAACCCCCTTCTATAGATTGGTAATCTTTTTGTTGTTGAGTAGGTAATTCATTAGGTGTTACTGAACTAGGGTATGCATTATGGTGTGGGTGGTTCCAAAGATTAACTGGATTTAAATAATAATATTCACTCTTTTTACCACCAGTACCCATATTTCTACTAGGTAAACTAAATAATAATACAATTTCATTAACTAAGGGATAGTTTTTTAGATATGGTAATAAAGGAGTTGCTATTGTTAAATCTTTTTTATCAAATTGATTTATAGTAATATCTTCACACATAATAGTACCAATACCATTCCACTCACCATAAATCTCAAATTGAGGGTGTTGATTATCTAATATAATATCTACTACTCTAACACTAGAAACTAACCCATTTATATTAGGAATTGAAGATCCTAATGTTGGATTTAAATTACTATTTAAAGCTGAAAAACCTGTTTTATTCATCTTTTTTTTCCTCGAAATTTTCGTTAAGCTTATCTAACTCTTCCATTAATTGAGCTTTTTCATCTTCAGTAATTCCGTATGAATCTTCGCTGGAGCTATTGTTAAGCGCGCGTTGTATTATAGTTGACATTTTAATTAATTGTTCATCGTTACGAACGCCAATTTCCATATATTCTTTAATAAGTGGAACAATTAATGTAGCATCTCCTATATCATTTATAAGTGGTTTTAATTCTGAAATTAAGCCAGAAATTTGTTTTTCTTTCTTTTTTTGGTTATCGTATATTTCACTTAAAATGTCTGAAAATTTTTTCTGCTTAAATACAATATTATCTAGTGATCCCATAATGTTATTTTGTTATAAATATGGATATAGGAGGGGTTTAGAATCTAGTATAACCGTTTTCTAGAAAGAATATATATTGTGATTTAAAAATATCATGAAGTTGATCAGCTATTTTAGTTATTTTAGGGGTTTTTACATCTACCATTTCTCTTATGTAAATATAAAGTGCTTTTTTATTAAATACCTCTAAATCTTCTCTTTTACGAAATAATTCTAAAATTGCATCTGCTATTTGGGCATCATTTTTCTTTGGGAATAATTCAAATATATTATTTTCAACATGGTTTACATATATGTCAACATATTTATCTAAATCACTTTTAATTCTGTCATCACCAATACTATAGATATGTGATGATCCTTCTTTAGATAGTTCGTCTACACCAACTTTATTAATTTTTTTCTTATAATTTTTAGTATTATATAATATTAACCAACGTTTTACTATAGTACCAAAATAGGAATATGCTTTTGCCCCTCGTGTTGGGTCAAATAAATGCATTTTAGATAATAAAAAAGTAATTATTTCATGTTGAAGATGTTCTAAATCTGTTACTTCAGTATGATAAAATTTAAAAGTATGTATTATATTTTGGGTTAGTTTAAAAAATGGATAATGAATATGTGCTTCATATATCTTACTTCTTATTTCGGGATCTGGCTGGTTATTATATTTTACAATATAGTCCTCTGTCTCTTGAGTAAAGTAGTTTTTACTCTTTTTTCTTCTTTTTCTTACCATTAATTAGGAATTAGTCTTAAATTGAGATAAACCTTTTTGTAAAACCTTTATTTCATTAAAAAACCAACCTATTTCATCATCACTTTTAAATGCGCCTTTTTCATCTATTTCATCTAAGCGTTTTTGTGAATCCTCTACAGTTGAAGACATTCTACTTAAAAATTCGGATTGAGATAGGACAATGTCTTCTGCTTGTTCATTTTTTCTCAAAAGGTTAAAAGTCGTATATCCTAAGATAACGACTAAAAAACCTAAAATTCCTATTATTATTTCTAATATCATAAACTGTCTAACATATTCTTTAATCCTGGGCTTGATATAGTATTAAGTGCCTTGGATTTGGATGATTTTATGTTGTTCGACAATGTATAATTCTTTTTTGGCGCCGCCACGCTATTTTGTGAAAACTTTGGTAACCATTCAACCTCAAATTCAATACGTGCCGCCATCATATCAGCTTGATGCAATATAAATGGTAAAGACGTGCGAGGTTTTGTTTCTGGCATAAAGGATTTTAAGTATTTTTCATTAGCCGAATCATATAAACCATCATGTGTTTGGATAGCTAACATCTCATTAAATGTATATTTGATATCGTGGGATTGTAGTAAAAATAACCCTCTATCAGGTACAGCAGCAAAAGCAATTTTCTTGTTATGCATATATTCTTCACCTAATTTATCTCGTCTCCACTGATCAGTCTGAGGGATGTAAGATTCATGTTCTTCATCTCCCATTTTACCTAAATCATGGTTAATAGCAGAAAAAACTAATTCTTCAATAGTAAATGTAGATGTATCCATTCCAAACTGTTCCCAAACACCATACATTTTTAAAGATGCATCAACAACTCTATTTACATGGTCAACATATCCACCTGGGAATGCTGAATGGTATTCTTTTTTATGTGATGCGGGCATTAATATTATTCGTTCTTCATATTTTTTATAGAAGTCTAATAATTTTTGTTTACGATCGCCTGTAACATGATCGTTGATGTTGTTGTTAAATATTTCCCAATTTGATTGGATTTGTTCTGCTGATAATTTCATAACCTTTATTTATTTTATCTTGTTCTATTCATTTCATTAGATTCCATTGGTTCTCTTTCAACCATATCTTTTAATTCTTCTACTATACTTTGTGCTTTACCAATATTAGCTGTATAGGTTTTAATGTCCGCTTGACGGTTTACAATTTGCTGAAGTACTATTAGAGTTGTCTCTAATGTATCTAATTTTTTAAATACTAAATTTCTATTTCTCATGACTTATTTATATTAAAAACAGGATATCTTTTACCCCTTTGTTATTACTTTATTACCAACCCCTCTTATTCCATTTTTCCAAAACCCTGTAATACTAAGGTACGTAGAATATATTGTATAGCCTAGTTATTTTTTTCTTTCTTTTAAGAGTTGTTGAATCTTAAATATATGTGCACATTTTTCATATTCTTCTCTATCTTGAAAGTATAAAAGTGCGCTTTTTAAAGTTTTATTTAAAATCTTTGGGTCAAATTCTAATATAGCAAATTTATGATTTTTATTATCTATATTAATTTGTTTAAGATACCCCCAAGCTCTATTAAATATTACAAAAGAAGATGCTTCTCGTGTTGATTCAGAATTATAAGAAGGTTGTTCTTTTTGAAGAAATTTTTCTAATTTATGGTGAAATACAAAATGATTAACAATCAATTTAGTAAACATTCCTAATTTATGATAAGGACTAGCATTAAAAGTAGATAAATCATGTTGACTGTTAGAGACAGTTAAATCATTATCAAATAATCCAAAAATTTTATCTTTATTCACTCCCCATTAAATTTAAACGTTTAAATGCCATTTCTGCAGCCACCGATAAATTTACATCTTCAGTCCTACTAATTGATGAGCTTAATTCTTGCCATTGCTTAAAGAATCCCAAACGACTAGCTTCGTATCCTAATTCTTCTACAACTTTGGCATTGAATTCTTTCATCAATTATACATATGTAAGTAAATTATTCTAAGTCCGATAATTCTTTTTCAATACCTAATTTTATCTTTTCTAAAACCCCATATTCTTTAACAACATCTTGTTTATTAGGATTTTCTGGGTGGTATCTCCATAATTCATCCATTACAGTTGATGTTGCTACTAAATCACTAATTAATTCTGATTTTTGATTATTTAGAATTTGCTCTGGTGTTAATTTAATTTCTTTCATACTATTTAAATTTATTTCCTATTAAGTTAATTACTTCTTTTGCTTCTTCCAAACTAATTTGAAAAAATTCTTTATTATTATTTATTCTTTGTGACTTTAATTTATGGTGTACTTCTCTTTCAACAGTTTCACCATTAAAACATTGATAAGCCCATTCTACTTTATAAGGCAGAGCAACACCTGTTGCAGATGATATTTGTTTAGCTCTTTCTTCTGGTTGTTTTTTAGTATATCCTATTTTTAACAAACCAGGAGATGAAGGGTTTGATAATACATATACCCATTGATCCCCATTACCCTTATCCGCATACAAACCATATTTTTTATCTGTATAATACGTTACATTTTCCCATCCGTCCCCTTTTTCACTGGGTGTTAATGTAAAATATTTAGCATGCTCTAAATCCGTGTTTCCATAATTTTCTTTTAATGGAATAAATTTTTTAGCTTTTTGAACTGTTAATTTTTTCATTCAAATATAATTTTAAATTCTTTTTCTATTTCAATATCTCCATTAAATATAGTTTTAACAAAAATTTTAGTAGTATCACCTACCATTTGATTATCAAAAAATATTTGTTGTTTTGGATGAGTATTATATCTACTTCTAGTACCAATTAATGTTTCAAAATAAGGACAATCTAAACAAACATCTGGGTTAATTGAATAACCTACTATGTTTAGTGGTGGGTGATTTATGGCCATATCCTGTATAGTATACGTTAAATTACCAACAGGAATTGGGTTTGTGTAATCTCCACTGGTGAAAAATCCTAAAACGCTATATAACGGTACTGTGAAAGTTAAACCATCAATCCATACCCAATAATCAGAATCAAATATAGTTTCAATTTGAGGAACACCATTTATCATATAATCAGGGTGTAATTCGCTAGTAATTCCTTTTATAGTAAAATACTGAATATCATTATGTGTAATATGCCAATAACCATTATCATCCTGATACACACCAGGCGATACAAGTGGATCTATTTCAAAAAATGTTTCACAATCACCCCCTAAACAAGGGTAAGGTGAAATAATCTCCTCTGGGCTGCATGCCCAAAGGAAACTTATTAAGGTTATGTAAATTAACTTTCTCATTATGCTACTAATTCTAATGCTTTACTAAACATTTTCTTATTTACGTCTTGATCTTGTTTGAAGTTCTTAATAATTCTAGCTTGACGTACTTTCCCTCCTGGGGTATTATATTCAAAATTACCATCAATAATATTTTCTTGAATCCTATTAAACACTTCCCAAAGCATATTACCTTCATCTTTTTTACGTTGAACATTTAAAACGTCCTCAATTGCTTGGTTATTAAAAGTATTTTGCGTACCTTCTACTCTAATATCAAGAAATGATTTTGCAAGATTAAACATTTGATCTTCTTCTAATTCAACAGCTTTCATTTTATTCATTGCTTCTACTGTTAAAGGTAATTTCTCAACCATACCTCTAATTAATACTTGTAAATCTTCAAATGTATAACCCATATGACGCATTTTTAAATCTTCAAACTCATCTGTAGCTATAACTAAACCATTTTCACAAATCATTCTAAATAACCCTGCAGTAAATTGAAAGGCATTTTTACCATCGTGAGAATTAGTAATTAATATTTGAGGATAAACTGTATCTCCATCTTCTCCATTAATTACAACATCATCATTTCTAAATACCAGCATGTGTTTTTGAACACCCTGAGTATTTTTAGTTCTTGCTTTAACTTCCTTAGCATCAACAGGTTTCCAACCTAATAACTCCATATCATCAATTACTCTTTCAGTAGGAATATGTGTATACTTTTCTGATACTTCGTTTGAAGGTATCATTGTGAAAATACTTGGAGCCATTTCACTTAACTCTTTTTTACTTAAAAATTTACTTGCGTTTAAATCTAACATATGACCTTTATTTAATTAATTATTATACGTGAATATACGAACTCTCTCCCGGGAAGCCAAGCCTCCCGTGCATTACTTTTAATTATTTTTATATATTTGAGCCATATTAACTTTAGATTTTATAGTAAAACCTTTAAGGGCAGCATTGTATATATATTGTTGTAGTGAAATAACACTTTTACATTTATTTACGTTTAAAATATAATTTTTAAGTTTAGTATTAAAATCATAATTTTTAGTAAAATATTCTATAGTTTTTTCTTTAGCAACATCTAATGTAACTATTGGTTTTGAACTAGCCCCACTAAAAAAGGTGGGGATATTTGTAATAGCATCTTTATTTAAATTATACATAACTTTTATTTTTTAATTAATAAACTTGGTGCAACGGTATATGAACCTCTATCACCTTGAACTTTAATGTTTTTAGTATTAATTTTAATAATTCTAAATATTTCACTAGAAGACATTTTTTTATGATCAATACTAACTGTATCTCCTACTCTAAATGATGATTTAGCATCATATGCAAGTTCTGATTTTCTAACAGCAACTGCATTTCTAATTTGATTGAACTCCTGTGAATCTGAATTTTTAATGAATTCTAACACTTCGTTTAAATTTAACATAACCTTTATTTATTTTAATTAATTTATTAATATACCCTAAATATACGAAGGCTATCTCGGGTAGCCAAGCCTCCTGTGCATTACTTTAAGAGAACATTCTATTCCAAGTTAACCAACTAGGCTCACTTACTTTCTGATTATCTCTTAAAACGATACAACGATTACCATTTTTACTTACATTTAGTAACTCATTGTTACCTAAATAATTTTCACCAATTGCATTACGCAATTCATCTACTTTACCTAAACCATCAAACTTGTCTTGAATACTTAAATCTAACATATAACCTTTATTTTAATTAA